TCAATAACGATGATCATTTCTCGGCCTGTAACTAAAAGAACTTGGTAAAGTAGATTTGTTCTCGTTATCAACCGAAGGAAACACAACCGGAACACTAAAAGAGATGTTTGTATTAGATGTATTTCCATCTGATAAGGTCTTATTTCCTCCTAAACCAAACGAACCTAACATGACTCCTATTCCGGCCTTGTCTTCTGAGTTGGAGGTATTTGTCAATGCGATATTGAAATCAACATCTTGTACAACATGTCTTTTGTTTTTCAGTATGACTGTCGTGTAATCTTCTGATTTTATATCTCTAGGATTAATCGCGCAATCCGTGTCTTTTAACTCTTCCTGAGCTTCTCCTATCCCTTGTACAATTTGAATCAGAGTCTCTTTTATAAAATCTTTGAGTTCCATTCACTTATATTTATAGCTTCCGCTGGTTAAAACAATCTGTGCATACTTCCCAATACTGCATAAACCTTACGAATCATATTGACAGGAATATCTTGATCGCTGTATTCCGGATTTTTATTTGTAGGTATCAAGCGAATAAAACCATCTTTGTTCGAACGCCCCATGCGTTTAATGGTTCGATAACTATTAGTGATAAACCCATACACTTCTCCATATGGTAGATACTCAATCGGATCAGTCATTTCCTTCATCGCTATAAAGTCGCCACTATTTAACTCTGGTTCCATAGAGTGACCGGTTATGTTGCACCAAATAACACCTTCTTTATTATAGGGTTCAAAGTTGATGTAGTAATCAGGGGTTCGGGTTTGATCATTGAGAACAATATCAAAACCGCCAATGAAATCTACATTATAATAAGGTGCTCCTTTGCATTCATAATTAACCTCTGGGGTAGATGTTTTTTCTTTTAGCATGGAACCACGACCAGTAAGAAGCCAAGACTCCGAATAAAGGGGATAATTTTCAACTATAGACTGAAGCCACTTTGACTGAATATCCGTTCCATTATTTATGGCCCTGGATAACACTCCCTTGCTCGCCCCTATAATCTTTTCAAATGCTGTAATCTTGACCCCCTCATTTGCAGCTATTTGTTCAATACGATGTAAAATTGTCTCCATGTTTGTTGAAAATTATCTTCGTTATATTTGTTTAGTTGAAAATTATCAACTAATATTGCATCGTGTTTCTGTAATGAAACACGGCGATAAAGATATGAAAAGGAATTGTTAAACACAAAAAATCAAAGAATATGGCAGATGTATTGGTAAAAATTGGAGTAAGCAAGTTGCTTCAGGATCGTTTCGGGGTTAGTGCTCCTACGGTTCGTAAGGCGCTGAGAGGGATTACGAAGTCTGAACTGGCTAATCGGATCAGACAGGTAGCAATTAAGGAGTATGGCGGAAGAGCCGAAAAGACGGAACGGGTTATTATTTATAAATAGTAACAATTGTATAGATATGCCTACGGAATTTGAATTCAGAAATTTTACAGAACTACTTACTGTGATAGAAGATGTATCAAACATTTATATAGGTGAGGAAGGTATTTGTATAAAAATGGCACCAACAAACCTGCCAGGGATATACAGATTCCAGCTATGGCAATGTTGCGATTGCGAATTTCACGATGGATGCGATCTACCTCTATTAGTCCGTCATAAGTCAGTGTTGGAGTCAGAAAACCAGAAGATGGTGGATAATAATGAAAAGAAGTCCTTTTATAATTACCCACAGCTCCTCCTCCGAAAGTTTTTTTGTAGGTTAAAAAGTTTTTTTCTTTTAGCCTTTTACAAAATTTCAGATACTGCTTATAGCAAGGATCACTTGTATGACAAAGAGGTTCCCCCTCTTTCAAAGAAGCTATTTTAAGTAATAACTTTTTTTCATTCATAATACATTTTCAGTTAGATGGCCTAAAGTTAGGCGTATAAACCATAACCTCCAACTATTCCCGTCAAGAAAGTTAAAGGCTTGCAGATGCCGGATCGGGTCCGGCGACGGGACAACTAGATAATATTAAACTTACTGACATGAAATCATTGATAATAATACTAATGGCACCTTTTATGCTAATAGGAACCCTATATAGCATACATACTATCACATCAAATATGGATAACGGAAAACCTATTCCCTGCTTAGCATGCGGAATAATAATTCTTGTGATCATCTGGCTAGTGAAAATGGCAAATATTCCGGAAGAAGACTATAAAAAGATTGATCGGCTTTTTAAAAAGCTGACTGATGAAGATAAACAATCAAAGTAGGTTTAGGCAAGATTGGTTTAGGTTTGAATCGGTACGAGGCCCGCGGTACGAGGCCCGCGGTACGAGGGCATCCCGGATAACTCAGCAGGTAGAGTACGGCGTTTGGCTATTGTCAAACGCTATGGTGTCCCAGGTTCGAATCCTGGTCCGGGAACTAATAAAAAAGTAATTAAGCGATGAATATCGGACTGGATGACATAATTGTACGGACGTTTCAAAACACACCGACGGTGTGGGTGTCGGAGCGGTTTATTTGCAATACGCTCGGGAGTGGAATGGATGAATATTTACGGACCGCAGGACGCAGAAATTATAAATCATCCGTTTCTCCCTGCCACCGTACCAAAGACATTTTACCGGTAACCGGTAAATCCTGGCGTTACGCCCGAATCGACGGTCGTTTTTACTACGATTACGATTATATCCCTGACCGGAAAGATACTCAATATCGTTCCCGGTTGGGAGATAAAGATACATTGCTTCACCTGGCTGATATGGCTAAGGCTGAGAATCGTGAAATTAGTCTGAAAGAAGCTGAAGAGTATCTGATCCGGAAGGTGGCAAACCGAATAGACCAGTCAGATATTATATATTACCAGTTTACTCCGGTCAAGGGCGTGTGCAAATTTAATCATGCCCAGGCTCGTGATATGGCCGAGGCTCTCCAATGGCTCCGTGTTGCTCGTGAGATGACGGAGAATAAGAGTTATCAGGAACTGGATATTAAACGCCAGGAAGATTTCTTCAATCTATGTGGTTCAATCCTGCACTCACGGAAGTTATACGGTTTTACAATCACTACCGGTGGCAGTTTCCGTAAGAAACTGATCTATTTCCCTACAGACGAAGAAGGACAGCGTGAATACATGATTTCCGGCCGTTGGGGTAACGACAATGCCCGCAGGCTTGGCCGTGAAAAGCTGGTTGATGTTGAAACAGGTGAAATATTTACTATCGATGTGCATCAGGCCATTATCTGCGATCTGTGGATGAATATCGGAGGAACAGGCAAAGGCAGTAAGATTGAACTTTGGCAGCAATATCAGGAGGATATTAGCTTTATGGGCTATGAACCGCTCAGCTATTCAACCTTCTGTCATTACACCAACTCATATGATACCCGCTTCAAGACTTGCAAGGAACGTCATGGGGAGAAGTATTTCAATTCGACTTACCTTCCTTATGTCACAAGCAAAAAGCTTGCGTATGCCAACTCTTTATGGTGTGCGGACGGTTCCGGTACAATCGGTTACCAGTATCGGGATGCCAAAGGCAAACAACGCTTGATGCGCCTGTATGTAATGGTGGTCAGCGACGTTGCCACGGGTAAGATCGTCGGCTGGTGTCCGTCATTGCCCGGACAGCATTCGGAGTCCGATTATATGTTGAAAGAGGCTATGATGATGGCCCTAAAAGGCTGCGATAAACGCGAAGTCATGGAGTTTATCAGTGATAACGGCCCTGTATTTTCTTCCGGAACCGGTCAGGCTCTCCTTGATCTTGTTTGCCGCCATCACAGAAGCATCGAGCCAGGAAACTCGCAGGCAAACTACGGAGAAACACAATTCCGTCTGTTTAAAAAGCGTCTTCGTCGCCTTGACAACTGGATGGGGACAAGCTGGGATGCCAAGAATATTGAAAATATGAACAATGAAGATTATGTCAATATGGACGCGTTCCCTACTTACGAAGAAGCTATTGCACAACTGGAAGGTAAAATAAACGACTGGAATAACGAAAAAACTCATACAGGTGTTACACGCAGTCAATTGTATGCCGAAAACATGCATCCTGATTGTAAAGAGATAGACGAACGCGTTTGGCGTAGACTTGATGGTCGTTACAGCCCTCAGGAAATAACGCGCCAGCGTTCAACGATAATACTTGAAAAACAAAAAGTAAAATACAAATTCGATATACCTGATTTTGAAGTGTTGGGTGAGATTGTTCAGGAATATCTGGGGTATGCCAACAAGGTTGAAACAGATATTTATTGGGACGACGAAAGTGCCGATGTCTATACGAAAGACGGACGGTATATGTTCACATGCTACACTACTCCTAAAGCAACCACCAGTCATGCAGAAGCCACGGATGAAGGTATGGCTGCAATCGGTAAAGGTATGATCCGTAAGGCTAAAACACACAAGAAAGTGAATGATTTCACCGAAAATGTCAAAACCGTTGCCGAAGCCCTCTACAACGAGTATCCTGAACGCTACGGTAACGTTTGCCGACAGACCAAACATGCTAAGGAACGTTCGAATGAAGAACGGGAAAAAGCTTTAGAAGCCAAAGCAAAGCAGAACTCGCAAAAGGCTCGCAAAAAGCCGACAGCTGTAACTGCTGACACTAGCGGTGACATGAACGAATACATGAAAATGAGAGAGAAACTATATAAAAATTAAACTTATATGATTACAGTAGAACAAAAAGAACAGATCGCCCAGGCTACGATCGATTATGCTATATCCAATGGCTGGGTGAGTGATAAGACGACTGGTGTAAACCAGATGGCCCAGTTTACCAAGGTGAACGTCGCTTATATTTCGCACATCATGCGCATGGATTTTACCTACCGGGATTCCAAGGCAAATGTAGACAAGCCTATTGCCGATCGTTGGTTTGTGCAGATCGCTGATGCTATAGGCGTAAAGCTGGTAAAAGATTATTGGCCCCATATCGATACGCCTCAGTTCAAAGCGATCGACCTGGAACTGCGTGAAGCTTTGGCAACAAGTGCCACCCGTGTACTGATCTGCGAGAGCGGTAGTGGTAAGACATATACAGTCAACCGTTTTCGGAAAGAATATCCGAACCGGGTATTTGTGATAACATGTCATCACTATGATACTATCAATGACTTGATCGAAAAAATGGCGGAAGCTATCAATTATAAACTTTATGAATCCCGTACCAGCCGCAAATTGTCCGGAATAAATTTGCAGTTATACCTAATGGGGAAAAACGAAGGGAAAAAACCTATGTTGATTTTCGATGAAGCTGAAAATCTTACATTGAATACCTTCCAGATGCTGAAAGCTATGTATGACACACTCAAGTGGACTTGTGCTACTGTCCTGATCGGCACAGATCAGTTGATGACGATAATGGATAAGCTGAAGAGCAAGAATAAACCGGGTATGCCTCAGTTCTATCGTCGTTTCAAGGCCGGTATTCGCCATATTGTTCCGATGGACAAGGACTTTAATATTTTCTTGAACGACCTTCCTTTTCCTTCTTCTTTCAAGAAAACAATCAGGGGCATTTGCGAGAATTATGGAGAGTTGCATGATTTCCTTGTTCCTGCCATGCGCGAAGCTGATGAAATGAATGTCCCGCTTACGGAAAGGTTTTTCCGGCTGAAATATCAGTTACCGATCAAGGAATAATTACTATTTAAACACTGATAAAATGGAATTAAAATTAGATGAAAAGGCTGTTTGTAAGGTCTGCAAGAAAAACAAAGTACAGGTTGACATTTGCCGGGCAAAAGATCAGACGGTACGTAGTCAGGTAGATGTAGAGTTCTCAGTTTGCGGCGTCTGTGGTCGCTCATATTGTAGCCTTCGTGCCGATCCGGACCGTCACATTTGTGAGTTCTGCGACGATGAAATCTATAACAATGTACAGGAAGATGGCACCCTGGCACGCGAACTCATTTGGAAAGACAAGAAATAATCCCGAACGGTTATCGTGGGGCGGTTCGATTCCGCCTCCGGGAACACAAACACTAATATTAATCATTATGGCAACACAAAAGAAAAAGAAAGCCCCGTCGCACGCCCTTTTTTGGTCGTTGATCAAGGAGACACTGGGTTATGAAGAAGCGTATAAAGATGTGATCAAAGAAGGTCTGGTAAATCAGTACAGTGGTGGCAAAACTTGCTCCCTGTCAGAGATGTATAAGAAATACCCGACTGAATACAGTAACATGCTGGAAGCCATGAAGGGCAATACAGAACAGCGCAGAGTCCGGTATGACGAAGATCGTGACAAGGCTGCCAAACGTGTGATCGCAGCGATCAGCTCCTGGCTGGATAAGCTTGGGTACAAATACCCAACCCCTACCGATAAAATCCGTTACGCAATGGCCGTTGCTTGTCGGGCCGCCAATTGTGGAAACTTTAATGCAATACCCGAAAGCCGGTTAAGCGCGATTTACAGCCTGTATTGCAAGAAAAACAGTATCGAAACCGAAGGTAATCCGGCATTGGATTACGTAATATCGAAGAATTGATATGATTTACACCGATCGTAAATACAACAAGACACAGAAGCTCACCCGACAGGAACAGATCAAGCAAATGGAGGCTGAGCGAGACGCACTGTTTGACCAGTTGATGATATCTCCTGGAGCATGCAGTGATGAGGAAGTCAGACACTTCAATTACTTAGAATCTCAGATTGAGATCATGAAAGGCAATAAGATATTCAATTTTTAATCATTTAATAACAAACAATTATGGCAACGAAAAAAGAACAGAGACAGGAACAGAGTTATGAACAGTCAGCAGCATCTTATAAAGAACTCATGCTGCAAATCAAGGACTTGGAAAAGCAAGCGGCTCCGCATAAAAAGGCTTTAACTGATTATGCGAAGAGTATTGGCGTATTATCGCTAGAGATTGGGGGTGTAACGCTGGAAAAAAGAGTAACCCCGAAAGGTACGATCGACCAGGACCAGGTTACTCCGGATTGGTTGTATCGTATGCAGCGCGATGGTTTCGCCGGAATGTTAAGCCTGGGGATCGATTACAAGGCTGTGCAGGCCGGTCTTCCGGATAATATCCTGGAAGATTACCTGGCTGAAGTAGGCTTTAATGAAAAGGAGACAACTACTTATGCCATCAGACTCTGAGTACACAGTAGAACGCCGGGGTGGTAAATATTACTTATACCGCCCCGACGGCTCAAAGTTTCCCGGTCAGGAAGCCTTTCTCTATGACCGGGAACAGGTTGCAAAGCTTTACCAGTTGGCGGCTCAACTAAACAATAAGGCCGCCCAATTATCCTGAACGGTTTCAGAGATGGGGTTCGATTCCCCATCCGGGAGCAAATCACTTTAAATAATATGGATATGACAAAAGATGAATGGAAAAAGGTCGAAGACTGGTGGGGTACCGGTTACAGTTCGATCAAAATGAAAGTAGACGGATATGATATCCAGCTGGATAATAACATCGACAAAAAAAAGATGATTGTCGAAGTTGTGATCTACGTGGACGGATATATCAAAGGGGCCTATTCAACTGCCGGAAATGAGATCGGCGACCGCTTTTGGAACAGGGTGAAGAAACCTTTGTATACTCCCAAACAACTAAAAGCGCGTGTTAAACTATGGGGTAAACGCAGCAAGGAAGCTCAACAAAAATATTTTGAATATAACCTTTACACCTGGCGTTCCTTCAGGGCATTCAAGAAACATCTGACAGATCATAATAAAGACATCAGTCTTGTAACGACAAACACATTTAATGCTGATGGGACGGAAGCTTAAAAATATCCTGATCCGTGATCTGACGGATCAGGATAATGAAACTCTCTGGGCAATTATGGCCGATACAGGATGCTATCAGGCATCAAAAGCGCTTATGCGGTGTGCCTATTCTTATCTCCGCATGTCGGAAATCACGAAGCATCAGGCAACCCGCATCCGGGACTTGGAACTGGAGAACCACCGCCTCCGGAGTAATTCTACACTAATCGTCGAAGCCGTTAAAAAACTCGACTTAGTGTTATCAAAAAAGGATAGTTGAATTTTCGAATAACAATAATTGATAACAAAAACAGCAATATGAACAGATTAAAAGCCGAAGAGGCACGCAAAATCGCAAACGACAACTCTGTTGTCATCCAGAAAAAACTGGATGACATTTTCCGACTGATCGAACAAGCATCAAAAGCCGGGCAGTTCAAACTGACTTATATGTCTGAAGTGCCAGACGTGAACCTGATCACTCCCATCCAGGAGCAGCTGGAAGAAAATGGCTATGCTGTTACAAGCTTTAGCTTGAAAGACATTAGCCTGGTTATAAACTGGTAGGCTAACAACTAAAAAATAACGAGTTATGACAGTAGAAGAACTTATAGGCGTATTGGAAGAATATAATCCTAACGCCACAGTCTTGATGGATTCAGGGGACATAAACCAAGTAGAGGTTGATGATGCTTCGCAGACGAAAGATAAACGGTATGTAGTAATTAGCTAACAATTAAATAATCATGAGTAAAAGAAAGGAATTATTAATAAAAGCACTCGAAAAAGATAAAGAGGCTTATATCTCCGGAGAACTTAGCCCTATACTCCGGTATAGGAAATGTAAATACGATAGTGTAAAGGGGTATTCGTGGATTGATTTTTATTTGAATGATTCCCCTGTTCCTCTATTTGATACTAAAACACGTCAAGAAGATTGGCATGTGTTTGCTGAAAACATACTTGACGAGATGCAAAAAGTAGCAATAGAATGGAAAAAAGAAATAGCTAACAATTTAAAAAATAGTGAATTATGAAATACAGTGAAACCGGGCAGTTTACTGCCAATCAAGAGAAGTTAGCGAAAGAGATAGCCGATCGAATTAAAAAGCTGCGTAAAAGTGGCTGTACTGTTCTTGCAAAAAGTAATATGCTATGTGTCTATAAAACAAAAGATATGCAACATGCACAACCCCTACATTTAGCCACTGGCAGCGATTACCAACACAGTTTAAAATTCCTAGATGCAGGAAATATCAATGATGCCGGTGCTGATGACACAGAATATTTTGAACCGGGTTACATAACTGAAGAATAATTCAACCCTAAAAATAGATGAACAAGAAGAATAATAAGTGAACTAAAAAGGGAAAAGCAGACCTTTGGTCTGCTTTTATAATGGTTGAATGAATATTCCGATGGGGGGAATCGAACCCCCGTCTTCTCTGTGGAGACGCTTTAACCTCTAAGCTACAAAGGGCAGTAACACTCTTTTTCAAGATCCACAGCTCTTTACTAAAGAGGAAATAGGCAAAGCCTACACTAATTCAGGTGTTTTGATAACCCCCGCACGAATTAGTAATGCAAATGTAACAAATAATAATTAAAAACAATGATAATAGCATAGTTTTCTTGCGGTGCAACTCCGCAGTCGCTTGTAAAATAGCATTGAGCTTGTACAATGATGTACAAGTTTACTATATAGATACTGGCTCCGGGCATCCGGATAACATCCGTTTTCTCGTTGATTGCGAACAGTGGTACGGTCAGCCTATCCACATTGTTCGAAGCAATAAGTATAGTTGTGTATCTGATGTGTTAAGAAGAAAACGTTTTATAAATAGCCCTACAGGAGCCTCTTGCACATTTGAGTTGAAGAAACAGGTTAGATATAAATTAGAAAAAGAGTTAGTTAACTGGGATGGTCAAGTGTGGGGCTTCGACTTTGAGCCTAAAGAGATTAACCGAGCTATACGTTTGAAACAGCAATATCCAGAAACGAAACCTTTGTTTCCACTTATCGAACGACAGAGAACTAAACGGGATGCTTTAAGAATGCTTTGCAAAGCCGATATTGAAATTCCAGTTATGTATAAGTTGGGGTACAATAACAATAACTGTATCGGTTGTATGAAAGGTGGTATGGGCTACTGGAATAAGATTCGCCGGGACTTTCCGGATGTTTTTAAAGAGGTTGCTCTAATTGAAAGAGAAATCGGTGCGACATGCCTTAAAGATAAGAGTGGATGTATCTTTCTTGATGAATTACCTACCTGGCGAGGGAATCCCGTTGAAGAAATTATACCCGACTGTTCACTTATCTGTCAGATAGAGTTTCAAGAGATACTGGATAGACAAGTTGACCGAATTATAAAAGGTGAAATTAGTATTAACGATGTAGCCTAACAAGGCTCAAACATAAAAATGTTTAAACGTAAATGAATATGAAGAAACAAACTTGGAAAATGCACTTCAATAATGGAGTGCTATGTAAATGGGATGGAGATATCTATGACGAAGAAAGGGACAATTATGTTTTTGAAGCTGACTTGTATATAGCTGGTTATTCAAGAGGATGCTCTTCTGCTGTAATGCTTCTTGTCCCGTACGAGGATAGGGAAAAGAACCATTTTGCCCAGAAAATAAAATATCAGGTCTTTATGAGTGATATTGAAGGTATTGTGAAAGAAATGATAAAGGGGCGAATCAAAGGTTCTTTTACTTGGGTGAAAAAAGGTGGAAACTACGGTCTACGATTAGTTTAAAACTGTAAAATGTGAGTATGAGGGATTACAAGAATAAGGCTCCTATTGGAGCCCTATTTTATCCTTTTATATAAATTGGCACCGTGAGCACCTTTACCTGTCTTTACAAGATAACCAAAGGCAATTAATACAATTGAAATGACCCATCCGACGGTTGCTGAATTAATATTAGAATCTTTACTTTGAGCAGCCCTAAAAATATCTCCTTTGGTTATATTCTCTTGACCAACAGAGAACATCGATAAAAAAGCATCAATGATTGTGTTTTTCTTTGACATAAAACTATCGTATTAAAATTAAACAATATTGCAAATATAAGAAATTCTATGAACAAACAACAATTCAAATACTGGCTCCAGATAAATGGTTTCTGTCTGGAGCAGTTCGGAACCGGCACAAAGTGGAATCAGATTAGGTTCAAATCACGAAAGATGTGAAATAAAATATCGCTTATATGTTTACAAACATGTAAACGATTGTTTTTCATAGCTAGTAAAAGGGTACATTTGAGAATTGTAATACACTTAAAATTTTAAGATTATGTATGTATATGTTTTAACACCAGTTGATTGTCCTAAAATGATGATGACCTTAGAAGAGTTTCTTGACCGTTTGGATGATCCGTACTTTTGTCCTATGGCAACAGAGGAACAGGTAAACCAAGAATTACCAATTGTAGATGAACTGTTTGCTGAGGCAGGCTGGGAAGGCGATGGCATTATGAGAATAGCATGGATTCCTCCTTTTATAAATGGTGGTTCTGGGGATGGATTCGGGGATTTCGCTTATTTTATTAAGCAGAGTAATAATGGTACATGTTTTGTCTGTACACATGATCCTCTCCCTATTAACAAAGACTGTGACGTATCTTAAAATAAAAGCCCGAAGACACAACCTTCCGGGCTTTCTTTTTTTGTCGGGATTTAGGGTTCATCCCAAAGAAAGAGTAGAAATATTTATGTACATTTGTACATAGTCAAGAATATTCATAAAAGATTAGAGTATGTGTGAAAATTATACAAGGATGGCCTTGCCTTCTGAAAATTATAGGGAGTTATTAGGGACTGCGATTTGCGTTTTTAATTCAAATAATGCTTTTATTATTGAAACTTATTTGAGAGTAAATACTAATGCAGGCTTTGATTGGTATAAATTGATAGATAAAACATCTGGGACTATGCTTGAGTCTGTAAAAAAAAAGATAACGGATGTTTCTGGTGAAAAAGTTGTAGATTTATTTGATTTATTATGTAAAAAAAGAAATAGGATTTTTCATAGTTTTCAAATTACTGATACTGATGGTGAGCAGAGATTAGCCACAAAAGATAAAGAAGATAGACAATTTGTAATTACAGAAAGCTTTTTGATAGACTTTATTCAAGAAAATCAAAAATTAAGTGATTTGCTTCATGAACTCAGAGGCTATTAGTTAATATCGTGAAAGATGTAAAACTTTATTGATTATCATTGAAATAAGGCGATATGATGAAAATTATGTCGCTTTTTTTGTATTCTATTGGTTAGGCGGATATTTTTGTAGCAGGTTATTCGTTTCGTTCGTAGTTTAGTCGGTATGGCATATAATAATAGGAATACATTGCTTCGTATGGTGGAGATTCAGGACCTTGTTCTGGAACGTAAGCGGCATGGTGTGACGCAGCTACATGTATACGAAACGGAAGTCTATCCGAAGTACTTTATATCCTACTCTACATTCAACCGGTATCTTTCCTATCCGGCCAAACGTGAACTGAAGTATGGCAGGAGGAAAGAGGAAGACAAACGGCAATTGTCGCTATTCTAAAAAAGCCGTCCCTTTAAAGTCTACAAATGTCACCATCCAGCCTTTATATTTATGGTAATGCTGCCAACCGGTAGGTATCAGACTGGTCGTACGGTCGTTCTTCATCGTAATCTGTTTTCCCATCAGGCAGTCGTATACTTGTTCTGCGATCGCTTCATGATCCCGGATCAGGTTATCAGGGATTGAACTGTCTTGCTGGGCGGTTACAGCACTGGCAATATGTATACGCAGGGCAAAATCGGCACGGTTTGCCGTCCCGGCCACCTGTTCAAGAGGAATGCGTTCAGGGAACTCCACAAAGGCGACAGGTGAAACGTAGATTGTCCCTTCATACTGGGCGTTATACCATTGGACGGACTTTAAAGCGGTGATGCCGGATAATTTTGTCCGGACTGAATCGAATGTTTCGTAAAGCATAATCAGAATTTTTTAATGAGTTTATCTATTTCTTTTTCAAACTTGGCTTGTATCTTTTGCTCCAGCTTTTCGGACGGGCCGATGAACTGACGCTGGGGCATGGTGAAGCCCGGCGGACGTCCGGCACGGAGGCCGTCGTTGTGTACCTGGGCGTAGGGTTTGTCGACGATGATCGTTACTTTGCCGGGAGCCAGTTCGCTCACGATGCTGTTGGCCATGTGGGTGCCTTTGGTGTCGCTGGCATGCGAGATCAGGAGCGCACGACCGTCGTTTTTTGCTTTCCATTTCTCCAGGGTTTTGCCGGTGATCTGTTTACCGTTCTTCCGGCGGGGAATTTTCCGGGCAGGCCATTTCACCAGGCTTTTATCGGTGAATCCCTGGTAGACGAAACTGTTTTGAAAGTGGTTCAGGGCTTCCGTTTCGACGATCCGGAGGGCATCTTCCTGGACGAACTTCTGAAAGGCGCTGATCAATGCCTCTGAAGGGCCTGTTAAATTTTCGTTCATCTCTTTGTTTTTTAAGTTTATACTTGTATCTTTGTGATACGCTTCCTGGCAAAAGGGAGCGAGGACTGTGTTACGCTTCGGGCGGCTCGGACCACTGTTCACCTCGACAGAAATGCCGGGGTGTCCTATTTTTTACAAGGTTCGTATTTCCTTTTCTTTTCCGGTAAAGAAATAATAGGTGCGTATTCCTTTCTTTTTCAGCTTCTCCAGTTCTTCATGTACCCTTTTTGTGTCTTCGTCAAACTGGAAGAGTACAACTTTAGCTCCTTGCTTACGTACTGCTTTTTCTGCATGCCGTACGATATTGTTATGACTTGACAATCGTTTTAGGTCGGCAGGCAGGGAGTTGATCAGGACATCCGGTGAAGATACGCCCGGTTGCTCCGCCTGATGTTCCACACGATAGCCATTCCGGGCAAATACCCTGCACATATCCGTTTCCTTTTCGTATTTCTGCCGTTCGTTCTTGTTGACTTCGCCGGCATCCTTGCGCTGCCTGTGTGTTGCCAGGAAACCGCCGTTGTTGCCGTTGAAATAGTCTTTCATCCATTCTGATCCCAAAGATTCGTATTCATCCCAAGCTTTCAAGACGTCGGTGGCCGGACAGATATTCTGACGGACAAAGGAATAAATCCGGTCTTTCTCTTTTTCTGTCAGACCTTTATAATAAGGATGGGACAGATCGAATATCTGTGCAGTCTTACCGACGTTTACCTGGAACATTTCCGGAACAACCGGCACACCCGGCGGCAGACGGACGGGATCGTCGGTAGGTTGAACGCTGCAACGGCAGTTCCAATCGTTGGGTGGGTAATATTTATTCCAGAACGGATGATCGACCGGGATCACGTAGCCGTCCAGTTCGGCATGCGAGATACGGGTTCGCTTATCACGTACAGCCCGATATCGCAGGTTCGGGTACAGGTCGGCGTTACGTTCGTAGTCCTGCCATTTGCGAGCGGCTTTGGCGGCGGCATGAGCCTGGTTAAATTCCGTCTGTAGCCAGCGTTGGTTATACTTCTCGCAAACACGCATGGCGTCGCGGCGGAACTCTTCCCAGGTCTTTGCCGTACCGTCGTCATTGACGAGAAATTTGTGTATGTCTTTGATCTCCCGGTTACATTTGAAGGCGTCGAATACGGCGGTATTGTACCGGAGATTTTGGTAAAATGCCCAGTCGGTTCCGCCCCATTCGACACCTGTTTTGCCGTAACCTTCAGACAAAGCGTCCGACATTTGTTTATATTCATGTTCCCAAACTTCCGGAGATATCCCTGTCGGGCGTTTGGTTTTGAATAACCGTTTCAGCATAAAGTCTACAACGCTTTCGCTGAAGTCGATATCGCGATATCCGGCAAGCGACAGAAACGGGATCAATGATCCTACATACTCATAAGCCAGCCGGGAAGCCGGTCGGAGTTTTTTTTTTCGTCGGTTCCTTCTGGGTCTTCGGGTTTCTTTGGTTGTGCCGGGGTCTCGGAATTACCTTCGGCTTTACGCCTCAGGGAGGGAAAGCTGAAGGAAGTTTTATCAGTGATTGGATAGCCATGATATTGCAGGAACGGGAACAGCTTGTAGTTTACGATATCCTGAATACGTTTCAGGCGGGCCTCATTGAACTTATCCAGGACACGTTCGTGTACTTCGGCACTTCCTTCAAAGGCTTTTTCGTCCGTAGTTCCGGTCTGTCCGTTCATTAGTTTGGAAATCTGGCTGTCGCAAAACAAAGCCATGTTCTTGAAGTTTTCGGCACCGGCACGGCTGGCAACCTGTACAATGTTCACTTCTTCTTCCACATCACGGATGATCCAACCGTTACTGCCAAAGTTGGAAGCCATTTCTTCTTTCTCCTTGGTTTCTTCTTCGTTGGTGGTGTCGATTGCAAAGTCCAATAAAGGTTTACCGTATCGTTCGTTGTACTCTGACCAGTCCGACCTGGCAAATGTTTTCCATATCACTTCGCGGGTGATGCTTTCCAGCTTGCCGGCTTTCTCCGGATCGCCCAGTTCCAAAAGGAAAAAGTTGTATTCCTGTCCGTCATACGATATGCCTTCCCGATCTGTTGGGTTTATCACGATCAATTTTTCGGAAGGTCGGACGTGTTTACGGGGAAAGACCTTTACGTCCGTGAACTCACCCTTTTCGTCCTGTTCCTGGAACTCTGCCAGCGTATATTCCCAGAAATCGGTATACATGGCGATGGTGATAAAGTTCGTGAACCAGGGACGTTCAAAGAGTTTCGTTTTCTCTTTGTTCATGGTTTCACCTTCCAGCACTTCAAACGGTTCAGTAATCAGGTATGATTCCGCTTTCTCACGTTCGGCTATAACCTGGCTGTCTTTCCAGGCATTTTCGTACATGGTCAGCAGGTCGACACGATCCGGATTGACTGGATCGAGCGCATTTTCTACCGCTTTGGTCAGATTGCCGATCTCCATTTTAACCCGGTCAATCGGTTGCTTTATTAAAACCTTTGATTTTCTGCCGGAACGTTTTGAGCCTTTTACGGCATCAAATATGTTTTGTATAGTAGTTGGTACCTTCATGTCCTTTAAAGTTTAAATTTCGGGCGTTTAAACAGTGTTTAAACGGTCACTCGAATGGGTTATGACTTCGCTTCGGACTAGAACCCCAGCGGAAGCGGGTTTTTACTTTCCCGTCCTGTTGGAGCGGGAGCAGGTCGGTTGCCATTTTTCCGGAGGCGACGGCTTCGATCTCCTTACGCACATCATCGTAGTTTTTGGCTACACGTTCCGGGATATCGGTGTCGGCTACCGTGTTATGCAGGTAGTAGACTGACAACGAAAGCATCCAACGCACCAGCGTTTTGTTGCGTCCGCCGCCCGAACGGGAAAACTCCGTAGTCAGGTTATACCGGGCTGACAGGTTGGAATTGATATAGCCGGATGCCATATCTTCGGCATCTTCCAGTTTATCGGAGTCGCCTTCCAGCAGCATATTAAGCAACTGCGGATTGATAAAACTGTTATAGTCTGATTGTTGTAGAAAGTCCATTGTTATCCCCTCCTTGCTGAATTATGTTTGTATTTGCCCGAACGGACCTTAGTTTTCTTACCTAACGACGGTTTGTTAAGTTTATAGACACCGCCTTCTACGGCATCGGGACCATCGTCGTGTTCTGCATCCGGGAAGCCTAAGAACTGGTTCCTTATTTCCTGCATGTCCGGACTATGTTTTTCCGCTCGGTTGAAACGGAGCAAGCCGCGTTCGGCATAGGCAGAAAGGTCTTCTACACGTTCTGTCTTTTCCGGTTTCTTACGTTTGTCGCCACGGATTGCGATGCTATATCCGCGCAGGTCGGCTTCTTCATCATACTTCTTCAGGTGAATATCCTGTATGAAATTGGCCTCCATCCAGTGCGGACAGGTTTTGTTTTCCGGCACTTCTTCGGCCAGATCATAATGTCCGCGAACCATTTCAGGGGTAGTACACTGACGACAAAATGCTTTGTAGATATCGAAATACTTACCGTTCTTACCGATCAGGACAATGGCCTTAAAGTCATTTTTCTTCGTGTCCTTATAGGATGGATCACAATAGGTAATAAGCTTTTCGCAGTTCTGGATTGGTGGCAGATCGGCCCAGGGTAAGTGCTCTTCACGAAAGACACGACCGATAACTATATGCTGGTGGAAAAGTTCACGAAGAGCCAGGCGACGCCCCATATTTTCCATCTTTGTCAGGATTTGCTGGCGGGTGTAGCGTTCTTTCCAGGCGGGAACACCTTTCTCTGATAAATCCATTTCGTGAGTACGCGGATTCTCCAGGGCATATACTTTCAGATGGGTAATCGTTTCTTTTTTAGGGTCGCCTTCTTCCACATCGCCGACAATGTGCGCTAGAATACTACGTTTATGGATGCGGTTACCTATTACTACGAAACGGCTTCCTTTTGTTGGAGCACAACCATATAGATCGCCTAAAACCCAATCGGTTGCCTCGATAACACGCTTTTCATTCTTACATATTTCAGCGTCATCGATATCATCCACAATGATCAGGTTCGGACGGAGAGCGGCTTCGCGCACTCCACGGGGAGACTGGCCCCGACCAAACGCCCAGAACCCGATCCCGTCGTTGGTGACGAAGTGCCCGGTATCCCATTTGCCCGATTTATATTGTGGCCCATAATCGGCGATGTAACGTTCGTTAAACATTAATTGTTCTTGAAGGTCGGCAAGCAAGCCGTCGGCTTTATTCTCATTGGCAGACGATAATACAACACCAGTCAATTTACCTAATGCTTTCAGGTACATGGGAAGGAAAATATCCATTATCACCGATTTGGCATGCTCGCGGGGCCATTCGCCGACGATCATGATATCTTCATTATCTACAATCAGTTTGGCACCTTTTTTATGAAACCAGCCAAAATCGGCATCCATAAAGTCTTCGAAATAATAGTGGCAGAACTTGGAAAAATCTTTTTTCAGACCGGCTATACGCTTTATTTTATTCGACTCTGTTTCCTGTTGTATAGGCTTCAAGCGGACTGTTTCCTGCATTTCAGCTAACCATTCGTTGTACTCTCGCTGTTCTTTTGGGGTCAGATTACGTTCCAGGCTCATTGTGTACCTCCCCTCTGTTCGTTAAGGAAATCATTCAATGCAGGTGCCACCTCGCGGGCCAGCGTTGGATAGTTGTCTTTCATAAACTTATTGATCAGGCGTACGATACGTACAAGCGTTGTCCAGTCGGCTTCCTTCACCTTGATCATATTGAACAGGTCGCGGGCACCGTCGATATCTCCTTTCCCGATCAGGCGCGGTTCTCCGCCTTCCCGTTCCGCTTTGATATACTGTTCCTTCAGTTTGCGGAGTGTTGCCAGTTGATAACGGACCAGGTCGCGGGTATCTTCGTGGATCGTTTGCATGGCCATCAGGTCTTCGGTAGCTTTCTGATCCCAGGCACCATCTTTCTTCCAGCGCGTGATCGTTTGCTCGGAGCGTTGCAGGATTCGGGCGATCTCCTGCTGGGGGACGCCCTCTTTAAATAGAATGTAAGCAGCTTCTTTGTCGTTCATATCGCGTACTTTTTTGAGACAAAGGTGCCGGAAGTCAAGCCGGGAAAAAAGCAAAGTTCCAAGGTTGATAATAAAAGTTATCATCCTTGGAATTTCGTTTTGAAGCCCTTGTTTTCCGCGTTTCCTTTGCTGGCGTAATCAATTTTTACGAACGAACACGAAACGAATATGCCTATAAGTAAATATGTTGACATACTAAACGAAGCGAAGAGAGAAGCCACAATGCGGCTCTTTGGTGAAATAGGCGGGCAGGTCGATGCCGACCTGTTCGCCCAGGAGCTTGCCGGACTGGATAACATGGCCGACACCGTACACCTGCATATCAACAGTCCCGGCGGGGACGTGATATCAGGTCTTAGCATCGTGTCGGCCATGCAGAGCATGCGGGCGTTTATCCATGTGCATGTGGACGGTATTGCTGCCAGCATGGCGGCCGTGATCGCCATCGCAGGCGATAAGATCAGCATGCAGGATTATGCCAAGCTAATGATACATAACCCGTACCCGTCTGATGACAGTGCCGAAGTCAACGATAAGATGCGTAAGGCTTTGGGTAGCCTGACCGATACCTTACAAACGATCTTGAGCCGCCGCGGCTGTGATAAAGATAAGATCGGATCATTAATGTCGGACGAAACATGGTTTACTGCCGATGAAGCAAAAACCGCCGGCCTGATCGACGAAATCGTGATCACCCCGCGCAAAGAAGAATTTAAAAACCTCACGACTACGGAGTTACTTGCCCGTATCGCGAACGAATATAAACCCGTAAATAACAAAGACATGGATTTGACAAAAATTGCAGCCAAGCTGGGATTATCGGCTACGGCTACCGAACAGCAGATCATCGATGCTATCCAGGCAAGGGAAACGGCGCTGGCTGAACAGCGTAACGCGCTGGTTACTCATTATCTGGCTTTCGGAAAAACAAACGGTACGGTGACCGATAAAAACGAGGAACGTATGAAGAAGCTGGCAGCAGCTGACTTCGACCTGTTTGCCGAAATGGTAACCGATGTGCCGGAAAGTACAGTTGTAAAAATGGGCACTGTCCTGAATGAAGGCGCCAACCTACGGACAACCGACCGTCTGAGTGCCGCCCTGAACGACCTGAAAGGTAAAGCCGCCGGTAATGCACAAGCGCAAGCCGGTAAAGACTGGAACTGGTATCAAAAGAACAATCCAGGCTACCTGAACGAATTGGAGAAAACAAACCCCACGCAGTTTCAGAAGCTGCTGGATGATTACGAAAACAGCTTATAACCCATAGACATGGAAGAATTACAGAATCCTATTGTAAAATGGCCGTATGGTGCAGCAACCCTTTTGCTGATGACTGCTACCGGCGTACAGGCTTTTGGCATTGTCAATAACCTGACTATTGTAGACGGGCAGTCCGTCGTGGCTACGGATAACCGTACGCTTGATCTTACCGCTGATCCCGACCTGACACCGGGAGCACGCGTGATTGTAAAGACAACTTCTACCGGCACGGAAAAACTGAACCCCGGTACCGGAGTAAAAGGCGAAGCCATTACCGGAGTAGCCGGTAAAACTTTTGTAGCCGAATATGTATACGACGGAAACGGCTTTATCCAGACAGGTAAATCAATTCAAATCGATTAAACGATATGGCAGAAATCAGAACAACGCTCTATTCCAAAGAGCTTCAGAAACAAATTTTTCCGGACAACGACTTCTACAAAAAGTCTGTAGCTGAAACCGGTGTGGCCGACACTACCGAAACGGTGGAGAAGCCGGTACAAACCCCGATCGGCAAGGCAAAGGAAGGCAAACCGAAATCCCTTCCGCTGGAAATCGAAGTATCAACCGATACGAAAAAGACGTACAACACGACACTGATCTACTGTCAGCCGTTGTTGATCGACTCGCAGAGCGAATTGCTGACTAACTACAGCAAACGTCAAACAAAACAGGAACAGCAGGCTGGCGAAATGAACAACAAAATCGCTGCCTATGCTGCTTATCATTGGTCACCGACCAAAAGTACGAACATCTTGAAAACAACCGGAGATGCACGTAAAAGCAATATCCTGGGACTGACTTCCAACCGCAAGGCCCTGACAAAGGATGATTTGCTGACGCTGCATAACCTGATGATGCGTATGAATGTCAGCGGTATTGGTGGAAAATGGTACGGCATGGTAACGCCAGACCAGTATTCCGACCTGTTAAAAGTTCCGGAATTTGTGGATTACTACAAGACCGGTAACAGTACGAAACTGCTGACCGGCGCGGTCGGCATCATCCTGGGCATTGAAATCTTTGTCCGCACAACCGACGAAGGTCACAGCGGAATCCTGTATAAAGCTAACGGTACTCCGTTGCAGGGAGACTCTGAAATCAAAGACGAACTGCTGACCGGCGGCCTGTTCTGGAATGACAAAATGGTTTGTCGTGCCGAAGGCATGGTGCGCACCGTTGTCAACGAAAACGCTCCGGGTTACCTGGGTGGTACCATCATCGAGTCGTTTACGCGTTTCGGTGCCGACATCATCCGTGACGACCAGAAAGGTGTAATCGCTTTATTGGAGGACAAAGGATGAGAACCAGCCAGCGCGGTATTAACCTGATTAAAAGCTTCGAAAGTCTCCGCCTGGAGGCTTATCGTTGCCCGGCAGGGATTTATACGATCGGTTATGGGCATACGGCCGGTGTGTGCCGTGGAGACGTGATCGACGAGCAACGGGCGGAACAGCTATTGGCCGAAGACCTGCGGAAGTTTGAAGCTGTAGTGAACCGGGAATGCCCTCATGTCAATCAGAACCAGTTCGATGCTCTGGTGTCGTTTACGTTCAACCTGGGTGAACGCAACCTGATGAAATCAACCCTGTTGAAATGTGTCAAGGCAAACCCTGCCAATCTGAACATTCGCACGGAACTCCTTCGTTGGAACCGGGCCAATGGCGAAGTGTTAGCCGGACTGACACGCCGGCGCAGGGCAGAAGCCGATTTGTATTTCTCTTAATCATTAAAGACGATGGAGCAACTTTTTGACATATTACGGGAATTAATAAACAACGGTTTCGGGATTTGGGGAATCATTATGTTCGTCCAAATGCGGCGATATAAGAAAGCGGAGTTGACCCGCGATATCGTTGCCGTATATCAAAAGATTGCCGAATCGAATAACGAAACATTATTACAGCAAAATGAAAAGATTATCCTTTTGGAAGAACGAGTCTCCAGGTTCATGGCTGTCATCACACGTATGGAAGGCTGCAAGTATTATGCTGGTTGCCCTGCTCGCCCTGTCGTGCAAGACTACAAAAGAAAATACTTCCCTGTCCCTTCGCGACAATCTAACCTGGAACAGAAAGGTTTCCGTCGGCCTCGCGATCGTCCCTCCGAGCCTGGCGGAGTTGACAATCCCGATGGACAGCCTCCGTAAACTGCCTGAAGGGGCAGCCTATACGAAGAAATCCGGACAGGCCACTTTGACACTGAAGATAAAAGGTGACAGCGTACAAGGCACGGCCTCCTGCGACAGCCTTCAACAACAGGTCTTCGAACTTCAGGAGCAACTTCACCAGGCACGCGACCGCCTGGAGCAGTCGCAAACAGAAATAAAACCTGCCGCGAACCCGCTTAAACACTACTTATACGGCGTTTTAACAGGTATCATTTTAGTAATATCATTTTATTTTTTTATCAAATACGGAAAAAAATGGCGAAATATATTTTAGGTACAAAGCTTATCAAGCATGGTACTCCTGCGGCTGATGGCGGCATGTCGGATGTTCTTAGCAAGCAATTGAAACCTTACAAGGATTCGGTAACCTTCGAAGATGAAGAAGGTGAAGTCGTAAAACATTTCCTTCAGGGAGCACGTTACCCGTTCTTGACCATCTATAATGCAGCTGGTACAACTTTAAAGTTCGGCGTACCAATGAATAACGAAAATCTGAAAGAATGGATGGGCGGTGAAATTGTGAAAGGACAATGGCTGGCCCCACGCGGTAATTACCAGACTCTCCGCAGTTTGGAACTGATGACGGAATTTGATGTCCCTATCAGGATTCCGGCCGCAACTTGTTATGGCGTGCGTAAGTTTGCCGCCAAAACAACAGATGTGTCTCTGGTTGAAATAACGGCAGTCGTAGAGCTGCCGGAAAAAGCGAACGAATCTCCGATGATTATCGGTGAAGAAGAAGGTTCAGGCGCAGAAGGTGGAGCATAATAACCGTAGGATCATGGAAGAACAGAAGTTAACAGAACAACAGGCCCTGGATACGGAGATCAAAACCGTTGATACCTTACTCAGACGTGGCGTGCAGGTAGATTTGCCTGCACCCCGGCTACTCAGGTTATTCGGCAAGAAAACGATCTCCTTTACCGTCAGCCTCCCGGACAGCGAAACGCTGCTACAGATATCAGGTCTTTACCTTCGGATGAAAAAGGCAGCTTCTGCCATCGATGCCGAAACCATCGACGAAGCGCACCTGATGATCCACGAGTGCATGATACCCGCCAGCCGGATCGTAGCCTACGGCATGATGTCATATTGTACACCGCTAAGCCTGCGTAACCGCCTCCTGGCGCGATATCTCCGGCGTCACCTGGATACCCGGACAATGGCCGAACTCTGGATGATGATCTGTAGCATGTCAGGGCCACATGATTTTATACACTTTATCAGATCGATGTCGGCAATGAGGACGACGAAGCCGAGGACGACCTGAGCCAAGATGGAAAGGGAGTTAAGGGCCACATCGAAGGCTCTCATAGCCCTTTCGGGTTAATCTACCAGATAGCCAAAGATACGGGTTGGAGTATCGAGTACGTTATGAAGATACCGTATTCCACCCTGACGATGATGTTGGCGGATGCACCCAGGTATGTACGAAAGAAAGATAAGCCGATCCGGATTACTTCGAAGGAACAGCTGTTTGGGGTGTTTGGGAAGAAGGGGTAGCGAGTTCGTTATTGATGTCAATAATAGACAAACTCAAATAACGATCTTTTTCATTCCCGTTCCAATAATCATTTACTTGAATCATATAAGCCTCAGGATGCTCTTTCAAAGGGATAAATTCAGCTCTACGGCGCGGTAGATTTATAGTCATAACTGGCTTTGTGTCATAAGCTTTGGATAAGAATTCAACTATATCTTCAAATTTAACATCTGGGACAGAGCTATATTCATAACGAATACCAGTGAAAGGTAAAACATCTCCTTTATACACAGTATCTATCCCACTTGGATTGCCCACATGCTTACGCAAAGCCGGTTCTAGTTGACTTAACGATTGGACACGATCTACCTGATTGCAAGCAATTAGAAGTAGAGTGGCAATAATAATCAAAGGCAATATCTTTTTCATACGACGAAGTCTTAATTCACAAATGTAATAACATTTCTCTAATGGAACCCATCAAACTTGAATTTATTGTAAAAGGTGATATCGAAAAAGAACTGGCTAAAGTCAAACTTGCCATAAAAGGTGTAGGTGATGAAAGTTATACGTCCTTTACCCGTCTGTTAAGTAGCAGTAACGACGCTTTCAATAGTATGAGTAAGGATGCCCAGCGTCATGCGCTCATCTTGCAAAGATATATTCAAAAACTCCGGCAGAATGAGGCTGCACAAGAAGCCCTGTATGATAAATTTAAGAAAGGTACTGTCTCCAGTGAAGAATATGCACAGGCGCAATCCCGTTTGGCTGTACAACAAGCAGAATTAAAACAACGGGCATCTGAATTAAGCCGGACTGTTGAACGTGAAATCCAGTTGAACAAAGCCGTTAAAGGCTCGATCGACGAAAAGAGGGTTGCCCTTAATCTTCTACGCGAAGAGTATAGCAGGCTTAATAAGGAAGAACGTGAAAATGAAAAGATTGGCGGACAGTTGCTAAGTCGTATCAGGGAACTTGACCGTGAAACGAAATCATTAAACAGCGGATTGAAAGAAGTGAAAGCCTCTTCGTCCGATTTGACAGATACACTGGAGCAAATACCTGGCCCGATCGGTGATGGTGTTTCCCAATTCAAACAATTATTATCTGCTGGTAAAGCCTTTATGTCATCGGGCATCGGCATATTTGTCGCAGGATTGACAGCCCTTTTTTATGGATTGAAAACTGCTATTGAAGGAAGTGAGCAGGCTACCACCAAAATGAATGCAACTTTTGTCTATGCCAAGAGTATTTGGGATACCCAGAAAAAGATGCTGACCGAAGCTACTGCAACTTTATATAATCTATTTACCGGTGATTGGGAGGCAGCGAACAAAAGTTCACAAAGATTTATTCAATTACAAATGAACCAGGTAGGCTATGCGAAAGCCAGTGCTTTAGCCTCCGAAGAACAGGTTAAAATAAATAAGCAGATAGAAAGGAATAACGGACTTATTCTTGCCAATTCTGCCGCCATTGAACAGTACCGTACCCAATTGATGGATGTCAACAAGACGTTTGAAGAACGAAAAAAAATTGGGCAGGAAGTTTTAAAACTAGAGAAAGAGAATGTCAATCTCAGAATGGAACCACTTGCCAGGGATTATAACAATTTTATCTTTAAAGAACAAGATGCTTTTCAACTTATTTCTGACCAGTTTAAAGATCAAACAGTATTAGCGAATAAATATTTCAACACCTTAGCGGAAGGCGGTGAGTTAACTCTGGGACAGCAACACGACCTGATCAATGCTGTCAATGACATTACTTCAGGACTGGATCGTGTTTGGGATGATGAACAAAAAGCTAAATTTCGTTCCTACTTTTCCGACGCCCTAACTGTTACCAAAGACTACTACAGCAAAACCCGTGAAGTCTCCACCAACCTGAGCAACATCATCAAACAACAGGCCAACGAAGCCGCCAAAGCCAATAAAAAGACAGCCTTACAGAAGCTACAGGAAGAAGTCAAACTCTATAAAGAGCAATACGCCATCCTGTATGCCTATGAACGCAATATGGGTAAAGAAGCTGCCGACGAAGCCTTTAAAGACCTGAAGACGAAAGGAACAGACTTTATCGCCTATCTGTCGAATAAAATCAACGAGTTGCAGAACAAACCGAACCGGACGAAAGCCGACGATATCAACCTGGGTTATCTCCAAAAAACACGTCAGGAAGCCGCTCCGAAGTTCGATGCCTCTGCCTTTAAACACTCGATCGAAGAGAAAAAGAAACTCTATAAAAAGGATATCGACGCCTATATCGAATATCTGGATAAGCTACACAAACTCATGGATCAGGATACCAGTACCGTCGGTACCCAGAAACGTATCATCCTCGATCTTGAAATCAAAGATCAGAAGGAAGAGCGTCAGAAACAGATAGACGATACCCTTAAACAGTATGCCGGCTATACTACCCAGATGACCAGCCTGCATACGACCTATCAACGCGACATGTCACGCTTGAATGCCCTGCTGACCAAGGCCACAACAGACGAAGAACGTAAACGTATCCAGGAAACAATCAAACTCCGGGAAGACGGTTATAAACAATCCCTGTTACAACTGGGGGTTGAAAACGAGGACTTTTATAATGTCCTGTTCGGTGGTCTTCAGGAGGTCAGCGTTAAGACACTCCGTAAAGCACTGGAAGATGCAGAGAAGTGGATCAAAGAGTTTGAAGCGAAAACAAAAGTCGATCCCAATTCGAAAACTGGTATCGACTTGGCCAATATAAAGACACAAATCCACTCCATCAAAACGGACGTGGATAAGGTAGGTTTCGTCTCTGCCAAAGCCCCGATGGACTTCAGCAAAGGCGTCGGAACCTGGGCTACACAGTTCCAGGACGCGGCCGCCAAAACGCTCGAAAACCTTGAACAGATTGCCGATGTGGCTCATTATATTGACGAAGACTTCGGCAACGCCATGGACACTGTTGTTGGCATCGTGGGTGGTGTCAGCGATATCGCCGAAGGCGTCATGTCCGTCTTCAAAGGCGATATCGTTTCGGCCGTCAATAAGTCGATCACTGGTACTTATAAGATATTCAAGACACTGGCCGATAACGTTAAATATAACAGACAAGTCAGACGCGATTATGAAGAGGGGTTGCTTACGACCTATGACAAAGAACTGGAATATAACAGCATTCTCCGTGAACGTCTCCGGGTACAACAGCAGATCGGTGAAACCAGTCTGCAATACTTCACTCGCCTTCAGGAAGAGTTGAAAAAGCAAAAGGTTTCAGCCAACGACGAATACAACGAAGTCTGGTCTAAACTGATGGGAGAAGAATATATCTCCAAAACCAACTACAAACATGGCACCTGGTTCCGAAAGGCAAAGACCTGGAACGATTATGAGTCTCTGTCTGGAAAGACCTACGAAGAGATAGAGAAACTGTACACCCAGGATAAACTGGAGGGAGCCGCTAAAACCCTTTTCGAACGCTTGAAGCAGCTAAAAGAGGAAGGTGCCGATGTAGTCGACATGATGGACGACTTAAAGACAGAGATGAACGAAGCCTGGACAGGGACCACCTCTTCTGCCATTTCTGACAGCATCATGCAAGGATTCCTGAACGGTAAAAAAAGTGCGATCGACTACGCTGACGACTTCGAAGATTTGATGCGGAATGCCATGATGAAATCAATTCAAATGAAGTATCTGGAAGCCCCTTTGCAAAAATGGTATGAAAAGTTTGCTCAGGATTCTGAAACTGGTTTGACCTCCGATAAGATCGCAGAACTGCGTAAGGCCTATGACCAGATTATTGAAAGTGCCGCCAAGGAAGCTGAGAACCTGGAAAAGATCACCGGCATAGGCATGGCTACCGGAGAAGCAGGACGGACAGCGGTTGCCAAAGGGATAACATCTGTGAGTCAGGATAGTTTTGATGAGTACAGGGGATCAGTTAACGCTTTACAATATATCACAGCCAACATAGACAAGAACGTGACAGATATCCAGGTCCAGCTTTATAAAGCGGCCGAAAAATGGATACAGATCGAAGAGAATACGCGGTATTGCCGGAAGCTGGAAGGGATCGAAAAAGATATAAGAACAGTCAGCAATGGCATACAGGATATCAGAGATAACGGAATAATACTAAGAAAATGATCGAAACATGTTACATAGACAATATTGACATTTACTCAGCTTACGGTATACGTATCATAAGTGGAGGACTTGACGGTATCCTGGCTTTCCCTAATTTACGTGATCCGGAACAAAACGATTGGCCGGAAATGGATGGAATAGAAGTCGATCTCGAAACTCCGACTTTAAAGGAAAAAAGCGTGACGATTTCGTTTGTCGCTGCCCGACCGGATATTGACATTTCTATGTTCCTGGATTTTATTACCCAACCCGGTTATAAAATCTTTGTCATACCTGATCTGCAACGAAATTGGGCATTAAGATATGAAAAGCACCCCGGTAATATCACGTACGACTCCGCCAGCTACTTTACGATCACGTTTGTTGATGATTTTCCGGCTCGATCGGACTATTACCCGGTGCCGGTCGGAGGTGGCATATCGATACCGGCATCGCCTTTTATGCTGGATGGCATTCGCCTGGAACGTTATGGAGTTGTAGTCAAAGAGGCCCATGATGAAATAATCAAGACACCTACAACAAAAAAGAACCTAACCCGGTCCTCTTCTTATCGTGACGGACAGGTATATGATGCAGAAACTCTCTATTTAAACAGTAAAGAAGTAACGCTTAAATGCTGTTTAATCGCATCATCGGTCGAAAGATTTTGGGAATGTTACGACGCATTTTTTAACGACTTGATAAAGCCGGGCGAACGATCATTACATTATGATCGTACGCTCTCCGAGTTCCCATGCTACTACAAAAAGACTTCCGGCTGGAAAATAGGGCAACTGACCGGGCCTGTAGTAGTCGAATTTAGCCTCACTCTTGTATTTACCCGGTTCCGGTTGGGTAAGATTGAATATGTCCTGGCCGATGAGACCGGGGCCTTTATAGTTACTGAAGATGGATTTTTAATAGATATGATGTTATGAGCGGAATAAACGAAAAAAAGACAATAATCGAACTGGACGAAGAAACTGACCTGAAAGGCGTATACCTATATGGTATGAAAGCCGAAGGTCCGAAGTCTGTAAAAGTTGATGCCAGTAAACTTAAAGTTTCCGGCGGTGGTGAAGGTGGCGGAGACTTTAGCGGAAACCTTGCCGATCTCAGTGACGTAGATGCGGCCGAAGCGGTCGAAGGCGATATCCTAAAAAAGGTTGGCGAGAAATGGAAATCAGCGAAAGCCGAATGGCTAAAAACAGGCGAGTTGAACGGTATCAAGATCAATACGATTGAGGACTTGATCACTTACTTCCAAAAGTATGGTATCGGTTATCCTGCTACCAATACTCCGCCGATCTTGTACCTGGATAAAAATTATTATGTTTTCCGTCCGGAAGATACGTATACCATTCCAGTCACTTACTACGATAAAGAAGGTGGCGAATTGAAGCTAATCGGGAAAAAGCCAGCCGGAACCTATACCGGAAGTAACGACAGCTTTGAGGTGACCGGATTAGGTTCTGGATCGGCTCAGTTGAATCTAAAAGAGGCTATCTTCGGAAAAGGATCAACGGAGACATTTGGAATCGGAACTTACCGGATAGAAGATATCTTCCTGGTCGATGCCTTCGGCCGTCGTAGTGAGGCCGCTCAGTCTATAACCTTTGTCGTTGGGTCTGTCAATGTCACGTCCAGTTTTGACGATAGCCGCCAGTTTGGTACTGGATCAGCGATCAACTTGGATTACCGTATTACCTCTGTGGCACGCGAAGTTGTTGTTCAGGTTACGGTCGGTGGTCAGATCATGCGTAAAGCCGGTACCGAATTAACATATAGCACATACGCGGCTGAAACGAGCGAGTTTGATGTTGTCCTGGCTGGTGAAGAGGCTTTTAATCCGACTCAATCATATCCTCAGACATTTACGACTCCTGCCTTCTCGGAACCGGGAGAATACGTTGTACAAATACAAGCATGGGCGAAAGATGATCCTAGCCTGAAAAGTCCGCTCCTGACCAAACGCATTGTTGTTTTACAGGACGGTATCGTTTATACTACCAGTACGCTGGATACTAACGCCGACTACCGGATCAACAACACCGTGATCCTGCCGGTAAACATCTATCATAGCCAAGACGGTTGTACTTATAAAGTCCGCGCCTGGGTACAGAACATCGAATCTATATCAACTGAAACGGCTGAATCCGCTGTCAAGAGGCTTGAAATCCCGTTTGCCCTGCCAGACGAACCGAATACATACACGATCTGTCTCCGGACAACAGTGATCACACCTACAGGTCTAGTGTATGCCACCAATACCAAAGAGTTAGCATTGAATGTCCGGTCCGTATCTGATTATTCGGTTCTTACGGCTTCGGAATACAACCTGGAACTATATTTGTCGGCGAACGGATTGTCTAACAGCCTACCGGACTGGGAAACATGGAAAAATAAGTATTACTTGAATCAGGACTACAAAGGTGTATTACATGGTTTCCTAAAGGAAATAAACGGTTGGGTAGACCATCAGGACGGAACGGACCAGCGCCCGTCTGAAGGGGATTGCCTGCATGCCAATGGCGAGGCCTATTGTCTGGTTAACTATTCGCCTTTTGCCGGTTTTGCTTCAAAGGCTGACCGTAAAGGAGAAGGTATGACCATTGAACTTATGTTACATAACTCCGACCTGTATAAAGAGGAATCATATACCTTTAGTATTGGTAATCCTTCCGCTACTCAGAAAAAAGGTATCGCTATCAATACCCAGCGTCTGGAAGTCTATTATAGTCCGTCAGATGTACTCAGTGTCCCGGTCAGAACAGGAAAGAACTACATGACTAAGTTGGGAGACTTTATAGCCAATTCGGATGAATACGTCCATATCACGATCACTTATGATCTGTCGGCGAAGCTGGTTCTTGTATTCTGTAACGGTGTGATCAGCGCGGCTACTACATTTCCTGATGCCGGATACCTAGATACAGATGCCCCGATAGTGATCAATGGCCATCAGGCAGAAGACGGTACAATATCCGGTTTCTCAGACTGTAATGTTAAGTTCCTTCGTGTTTACCAGAAATGTCTAGGCTTTGATGAAGTCTTGAACAACTATATCGCCTCCATCTATTATGATCAAGATCGTATCCACGCTGAAACGATCAACAACCCGAATAAACCGATGTTGACCACATTCAGCGTGTTTGGTAATATCTACGGGGCGACCAAAGATGATGCTGTATTTGCTGAATGTACCATGACGCCAGGGCAGGAAGAAACGTTATTTGATAAATACATATTCTCCCCTTTGGCAAAGAATGTAGAAGATCAGCGTTATGCAGACTTATCTCAGCGCCACCCGTTAACAGTATCCTGGCAAGGTAACTCATCTTTGGCCTATCCAATTAAAAACTGGGAGTTTGAGTTTTACGATCCAGAGCAGCTAGCCGCTACCGGCAAATATGAGACAAAAGCCTTTAACATGGTCCGCCATGCAGACGGAACACGCCCCTGGTATTTCACTAAAGTCTACCAATGCAAAGCGAATTATATTGACAGTTCCAGCTGTAACAATCAGGGTATAGCTAAACTAGCTGACTATGTTTATCGCTTACCTTGGCCGTGGCCTGCTGCCGACTATCCAGCCTATTGTAATGGCAGTACCAATCCGTTCCCGTACTACAATGTTGACGGGGATCATTACAGTAAATACCCCATTAAGCCGGCACGTTTGGCGATCGACGCTGTGCCGGTTTGGTTCAACCGTCAGCATCTCGATGCCTCCGGAAACCTACGTGCAAACGAGTTTGGTGGCCTCCTGACCTGGGGCCTGAAACAACAGGAGGAATTATATTCTATGCCGGATTATAAATCTGATAAATGGCACAAAAATACGGTGTGGCGCTCAGAAAGCAATGGAGATAGTGTACACCCGCAACTACGTGCAGGATCATACGGCTTGTTTGACCTGTCTTCCATGCCGCTAAAAGTTGACTTATTGGATCGTCCGCTTACGCAGGCCTACATTGATCAGATGGGACTGGTAGAGGGTAAAGATTATTATGATCTTGATAAGCCCGAACGGATCGTGATGCGTGCCGAGCAAATGCGCTGGCGTGTCGGGGCCGAGACGGTCATGGACTTTGAGTGTCGAAATCCTAAGAGCCTTGGACGTGGTCACTGGGAGACATCGACAAACGGTTATACCTGGTCGCGTACAACGAACCTGATTGATCCGCACGATCTTGATCTTAACAGTAAGGCAAAAGACCGTCAAAAACGCTGGGTATGGGATGAATGGGACAACGAAAACAACTGTCCTCTCCGGACGAAAGGAACATCTTCGGTCAATTATTTTGAGGACATGTTAACAGCTGAAACCGTCCCGTTCCTGGGATCGGAAACCGGCGGGATTGGTAAGATTGACAAAACGCTGGGAGAACTGGCGGCACAGCAACACGCCGATTTTATATCGGCAATGAAATGGGTTGACACCGCCCCGGACGAATGTTTCGCCAACCCGGAGATATTTGGCAAGTACTTCCATTTGCAATCATGCATTGACTATGTGATCATGTGCATTGTCCTGTATCTGTCCGACCAGTTAGGGCGTAACCTGACATTCGTACAGTGGGACACCCGCGAAATTGATATGGCCAACCGGGCATTAAAAGGTAATCCGCCTGTGTTCTATCCTACAATGTACGATATGGATACGGCCCTGGGTACAAACGTACAGGGCACATTGACAGAGGACGCCTTCCTGGGCTGGCAGTATCCGATCGGGAATATCAATGATAATGCGAAGTATTACCAGCCGGAAGAAGGTGCCTTCCAGAACTACAATTGTGGCGAGAACCGTTTTTGGCGTCGTATCAGCGCGCTGTATGGCGATACGATCATCCGTCGTTACCGTGATCTCCGATCAGGTGTAACAGGTCAGGACGGTAAAGCCTATGACGGTGTACTGACGCATAACTTCATTATCAGTACATTCTGCAAGGAAATCATTTCCCGCATTGGCGAACGGTTCTACAATATGGATGCGGAGTACAAGTACATCGGTATGGATTACGAAAGCCAGGACGCGATCGACGCCAAACGTAAGTACCTGATCAATGCCCGCGGAAACAAGCTGATGTTCATTAACCAGTTCCTGCTTGATCGCCTATCCTATGTAGATTCCTTATTCCGTTACGAACCACAGGGATCAGCAGTCAGCGAGATGATCTACTTCCAGCATCGCTATAACGGCACGTTCGAGATCACAATGAAAACGGAAGTTCCAGCCTTTATTCGTGTGTCATTCGCACAAAACCAATCATCGTATGTCTATTGTGACGGCAAACTTCCGGCAAAGGTTAGTTATACCTACCAGTCTGTCGGTGGTGATGCCAGCGAAAAGATTTTGCGTATCTACAACGCGGCCCCGATCGTTATGATCGAAGGTCTTTCAGGCAAAGACTTGACTAAGGCAAAACTATCGACAGCTAGTTCTTTACGTGCCATTGATCTGTCAAACAATCCGGCACTGAACGAATTGGAACTATCTGGCTGTCGTAACCTGGAAGAACTGAATCTGTCAGGTTGTAACCTGTCTACCGGTTTCGGAGTTGATATATCAAACTGTGTGTTCCTTCGTAAGTTCCTGGCACATAACTCAACTGTCCGTACTGGAGATTTTACACATAACCCGTATTTGGCTGATATAGATGTCCGGGAATGCCCGAATGTGTCTACTCTCAATTTGGAAGGATTAAAGCGAGTACAGAGCATACAGTTTACCCCGGGAAACATTGAGCAGTTGAACATCAGTAATTGTTCTGCGAATGTTGACGTGCAAGGTTGTGTAAACCTTACCTCTTTGACTGTCGTAGACAACAGCCAGATCACTGCCATAGCCCCGGAAAAAGGGTTCACCCGACTAAGAACCGTCGATATACGTAACTGTCCTAAATTGGTTAACATAAGTAACTTATTAAAGGATAATAAGATCATAACAGAATTGCCGGATAACTTCCTGGATGGCTGTAAGGCTACGATTAAGTTTATGGATGGTACATTTCAAGGCTCCAATATAGCCGTTTATCCGACAGGATTCTTTACCAACTCATTCCCCGAACTGGTATCTGCCAATGACGTATTTTCTGATAGCGCGTTATCAGGTTCGATAGCAGATCATTTCGTCGGCTCCAAAAAACTGGTATCTGTAGCCCGATGTTATAAAGGCTGTAAAAACGTAACCGGTAGCACTCCAAATATATCCGGCAAACAATGGTGGGAAGCACGTACCGGATACGCCAATATAACAACCTATTCCATGTGTTTCTATGGTTGTGTTGGTTTGACTAACTACAAGGATATCCCGGTCGCCTGGGGTGGTGCACCAACAACGACATTCGTATTTGCTTCTTCTCAGGGTAAAACGATATCAAACTCATCTTTAGAATGTTCTGCTCCTTTCAAAAAGATTAAAGAGAACCAATATGAAGTTTATGCGAGTGATGGTGATACAGTCACATTCACGTTTAAGTGTGACAATCATGAAAATTATTCAGATAGCTATATTGTTGCCGGAACACGTACACAGAAATATTCGGTAACTTATATTCCCCTGCGTAAAATTAGAGTGAAAGTCTATAACCAAGAAATTTATCCTGTTGGTGCCCAAATAACAATTGATGGGAATATATACACGACAGATACAGAAGGATATGTGTATATCAGAAGTGGAAAAGCTGTCTCTGGATCAGTTGCGGCAACAAGTTATGCCGGGAATACGTTCACGTTTGCTGCTATCATTGGCGATACTACAAATACAGTAGAAGTTTACGCTGCTGTGGAAGTTAAATTTATCATAAAAGACAATTTTGGGAATTGGGTAGAAGGAGCAACTATCAGTTGTAATAGTAAATCTGCTAAAACTAACTTATATGGAGAAGCTACCTTGTTGATTGAAAAAGGAACCTTTGATTATATGATTTCTGGTCAATATCATTTTAATTATTTAGGAGTTGTCAATGTTGGAACATCTGCTTCTACTGTTCAAGTAGTTTTAAAATTTAATCCAGAGCCTTTAAGACCTTACGAAAATGGGAATATACAAATGCTTATTGTTGGAAATGAATGCAAAATAAGGATAATAGCGTCTTCAGGGACAACAGATCACAATATAAACTGGGGAGACGGTAATATAACGAATGCAATAAGTTGGGATTCAGATTACACACACACATATAAAGATAACGGTATCCATCAAATAGAAATAGAGAATTGTATTAAGGTTACATATTGTAATACCCAAAAAGACAATCTTGTGTCATATTGGAGTGTAGGAAACAGTAAAGTTAATAACCTTAAATTTGAATCATTTACCAAACTAACAAGTATAGGGCTAATTTTTAAAAATGATGTTAACAGAACAAGCTTTAAATCTTGTTTTAGGTACTGTACAAATTTGTTTTTTATACCTTCTGGCTTATTTGATAATTGTCCTGAAGTCTTGGATTTTAGTGCTTGTTTTAGTAGATGTACTAATCTGATATCTATCCCTTTGGATTTATTCAATAATTGTCTTAATGTCAAATATTTCGATGACAGTTCGCAAGAAGATGGATGTTTTTATAGCTGTTCAAAAGTAGAAATATTACCAGAATTATGGAAGTTGTATTTTGGAAAAGAAGTTGTATCAAATAAATGTTTTTTAGACTGTACTAATGCCTCTAATTGGCAAGAAGTCCCTGCGTCATGGGGTGGCCAAGGACCTGACTGGTATCCGCCATTTGATGCTACTATTACAATTAAGCTATTTAAAGATTCGGTTTGGTGGCTTAATCAGTCAGTTACTTTAAATGGAATACCATTTACCCAACTAGCTAATGGTAATTATTCTGCACATATATTAGGTATAAAAGCAAACGAAGCGCTAGAGGTATCTGTGAATGGGTCTCCACAAGGATATATTATACCTGAATATAATAAGGTAGATTATCTTTTTTCTATTGGTGATTCTTCAGGCTTATATTCAGGCTTATATCAAGATTATACAACAGGTAATATTTCAGAAGACTGGATCATATCAAATAATGGTTGGACATATGATGTTGAAGTAGGAGGTTTTAGGAGTGAAAATATTAAACACGGTGGTACAACTTCGTTAACAATCAATGTCCCTGCCTCACAAATTTATATCCAATACGGCCAAGAATCAGAAGTAAATTGTGATTACTGTAGTATATATAATGGAGATGAAAGCAAAATAATAGATTTAAAAACAACAATGCATCAAGGTTTATCCCTCACAACAGAAGTAACCTCTACCGGCAATTTAAAATTTACTTACCATAAAGACAATAATACCTCTATTGGTAAAGATGCTTTTTGGATAAAACGAATAACAGGTGCTTTGGCTGTACCACCTCTTCCTGAAAATTTTATCCCTACGACTTCCACAACGATGAGTTCACCAGCCGATTTAGAACAACGTCTGGCACGTTTGGAACAAATGTTAAATTTAAACAATACCGATTATGCAGATGTACAATAAACAAAACAAGCTGATCCTGGACATCGACGTTGATGATAAATCATATCGTTACCGGGCCATCATGGGGAAGAATGACATTGTCCTGTATTATTCCCTGTCGGAACACGTTGAAATCCCGACCGGATCATACATCTATTACCAAGGTGAACAATACCGACTTTGGTATCCGGAAGACTTTGTGAAACACGGGACCCGGAATTTTGAGTATAAAGTTACATTACTTTCATACAAGGAATATTTGAAAAAATGTAAGTTCAAACTACTGTCAGAACGTCCATATAAGCTAAAGTTCCCTTTGACAGCTAAACCACGTGTATTTCTTCAACTCATTGTTGATAACCTGAATCTACACGATTCAGGCTGGCAGGTTGGCAAATGTATCGAATCAAAGGAAATATACCTGGCTTTCAACCATGAAAACTGTCTGGAGGTCTTTACTCGTTTAGCTGATGAATGTAAGACCGAATATGAAATAGTAAATAAGACACTGAATTTAGGCAAAGTCGAATATTTCAAAGACGAACCTTTGACTCTTTCGTATGGTAAGGGTAACGGCTTCAAAACCGGTGTAGGTCGAACCAGCCAGAAAGAAAAACAACCTGTCACGATCTTATATGTTCAGGGCGGAGAAAGAAATATAGACTATTCGTTATATGGCAGTAAAACGCTATTGCTCCCGCGCAATCAGGAATTGGAATACCAGGGACGACGTTATAAGACTGACGCCGACGGCACGTATATTGTCCGGGCCGATCGTGAACTGACGGACTACAACGAGGACAGTTATGACGGATCAAAGTATTACCCCAGTCGAGTTGGGACTGTCAGCCGTGTAGAAACAATCATAAAAAACGAAGGAAAGGATGATGAATATACCTTATATGATATAATTGACGATAGTATTCCAGAATCCCTTGATTACTCACAGTTCCGGATTTCGGGAGAGACAGCTACGATCATATTTCAATCGGGCATATTAAAAGACAAAGAGTTCGATATAGTACAGATAGATAAGGCCATGACCGGATATGTACACAGTGAACGCCGATTCAAATTAGTATCGAGAAAAATAGATGGTATGGTTATGCCAAACGAGACATTTAAACCGTCTCCCGGCGACGAATATGCAGTTTTTCATATATCCTTACCAAACGCCTATGTCTGTGATAATGCAAGCCAGAGCGGAGCCAGTTGGGATATGTTCCGCGAAGCTGTCCAGTACATGTATGGGGCGGAAGATGACGGCTTTGTTTTTAAAGGCGACCTGGACGGAATCTGGGCAAAACAAAAATGGCTGGAAATTGGCGGAAAAATACGCCCAGGCGGATACGTTCAATTCTCCGATACGCAATTTCAGCCGGAAGGTGTCCTGATCCGTACAACAGGAGTACGAGATTATATCAATAATCCACACAGTCCGGTACTGGAACTATCCAATGCTCCAGTCTCCGGGTATGTATCAAATGAAATTGGTAAGATCGAGGAAAACGAGGTTATAACGGATGAATTACATAAAAAAGGATTAGCCTTTACCCAGCGCCGCTTCCGGGATGCAAAAGAGATGCAGGATATGCTTGAAAAGGCATTCCTTGACTTCTCCGCTGGTGTCAATCCTATATGGGTACAAACCATGTCTCTACTAGTCGGGGAGGAAAGCCTTCAGTTTCAATTCGTAGATAACAAGACGGCACCGAAAGAGGTAGATCACCCATTCTATTATAACAACGACAGTAAGGTTTTTGAAACGCCTGCCGGTATTATTCAACATCTGACGTTAGGTATTGACAAGCTGTCTTCTTCGCTTAAACCTTCTGATTTTAAGTATTGGGATATTGCCTCTTACACATCTCCGCCTCTTACAGATGCGTCCCCTTATTACTTGTATTTGATCTGCCAGAAAGAAGGTACAACCGGATATTTCAAGTTAAGCAAAGAAGCCCACAGGCTTGATCCCGGAGATGGTAACTATTATTTCCTGACCGGTACATTAGGCGCTGACGTCGATAACGTTCGTAGTTTTGCAACCCTCTATGGCTTTACCGAAATCGGCCCCGGCTGGATGCGGGTTAAACAAATCATCAGTCCGGACGGCAAGACTTATTTTAATGTTGCGATGGGCGAGATTGGCGGGAAGCTTGTTTTAAAAGCAGGTTCCTCCGGCCTCAAAGAACTAGCTGAATGGACAGGCGTAGATAAGGAAATCAAAGACGCCCAAAAGACTGCCGATGATGCCCTGGACGAAATTGCCGACACCAATGAGGCTCTCAACGACTTAGGTGATTATGTAGACGGTGCCTTTGCCGACGGCATTATTAGTGAGGCTGAAGCTGTTGCCATTGAAAAATATATCAATACGTTAAATAAGGAGAGGTCAGATATTGATGCCCAGTATGCCAAACTCTTCGCTAACACCTATCTGTCAGGTGTGGCCAAGACAAACCTGTTAAATGCTAAAATCACTTTTGCCGGGGCACATCAGGATTTAATCAATGCGATCAACACAGCCATTGAGGACAGAGAGACGACCGTTGAAGAAAAGAATGCTGTCGATGCAGCCTTTACCCTCTATGCTTCTGCCTTGGCCAATCTTTCAACCCGTATCCAGGAGGCTAATGTAGCGATCCAAGACAAACTCAAAGGCTTTTCTGATACAGCCCTAGATCAGGCGCATAATGCAAAAAATGCCGCTGATGCCGCTCAACAAGCCGCCGACGATGCGAATGCGGAAGCGGAGGTTATTACCGGAGTCTTAAACGACTGGGCCAGCGATAGTATAATTTCACCAATGGAGAAAACCGGCCTGAAACAGCAGTTAAGCGATATTCAAGCCGAATATCAGGAGATCGCAGGTCAAGTAACCCGGTATAACTTAACCAATACAACAGCCTGGAGTAATTACTACAGCGCCTATTTATCTGCGGTCAATGCTCTAAATAAATATACAGCCAGTACCCCGTCCGATATACCGGTACAGAGTGACTATAATAACATAGCAGCCTACTATTCACGCCGTAAAACTATACTGGAGGCGATCGCTGCCGCGGCCAAAAAGTATGTAGATGATTTGGCAAACAGTATGTCTGGTGCAACAGCTGGACTTCAGGAACTAGCTTATCTGAAAGGGGCCATTGCCAACGAGACAGCCAACATCGGAGGTCTGTTGTTAACCAGCCTCCTAAAATTGGGAGTCAGAAGCGGATCAACCTGGATAGAGAAGGCCGGTATCAACGGAACAGCCAAAAACTCGAATGACGTTATAGCATGGTTCGGCGGTACTCTTAACCAAGCGATCAACGATACAGCGGCTATCGTTTTCCGTTTGGACGGTTCCGGGCAATTGGCTGGGGGTGCAATAAAATGGTATAAACAAAATGGTCTATGGAATGCCGAGTTCGATGGTATAATCAAAGCTAGAGGTATTCAGTTACCATTTATAGACATTGAAGATTCAGATGCAGTATATAGTAATGGTACATATAGGCTGAATGGTAATCTGTCTGTAACAACTTATTCCAACCGAATAATTTTACCAACAGATATTAAATACAATGGCTCTATAGTTTCAATTTACAACAATGTTTGGCCTCCTTATACAAAGACTTTTTCAGGTACTTATGTCGAGACACAAAATGGACAAAAGATTTTTGTACCAAGATCATACACAGAATTAGCTTCAGAGAATGATTTTGTAGAACGCATTTGTGTAAGTACTGGAGTTGTCAGGCTAATTGCAGTACTAGGTGTAAATGAAACAACTTTTGTCCAATGTATCAGATGGGTAGTCTTAAAATAATCACAATTTAAAAATCAAAGAAAATGAAAACAGTATTCTACGAAAGCCGAATAGCCAAGCTATTCACTTTCATTCCAAATTTCAAAACGATCATGTTGTTTGGCTTGGTATTTACCGAACATCAATCTCTGTCAAAAACAATTCTGGCACACGAAAAAGTCCATCAACAGCAATACCAGGATTGTTTCGGTGCCGGGTTAGCCTTAGCAATCATAACCATGTTTACCCTGTTTGCTTTCAGCATTCAGTCGCTTTGGATGCTCCTGCTTGTTCTACTTCCCATATTCCTATATTATATAGTATATGGGACAGAGTATCTAATCAGCTTTGTCTACAGGTCATTCAAACACAAACATCTTGTTATGGCTAATGATAGCGCATATTGTTCCAGTGCTATGGAAATGGAAGCCTACGACCTACAGGATGAATGGCGTAAACCTTGTAAAGACAGACGGATACATCATTCGTTTGAATGGTTCAAGTATTACGGGGTGATTTAG